TTACGGCATAGAAAATCACGAAGAATATGTGGATGATATTCGAGGAGCTTACAACTATTGGCGAGATAAAGAAACAGATACAAAATTAAAAAAATATGGTGAAGAATTGGAAAAAAACGACATGGTAGGTTTTCATTACTGGTTGATGTATCAGTATCCTGTGTACGAAGCACTGAATTATCTTGTGATAAGAGAATTTGATAGATGTATTAATGCTCCATATCTGCCTTATGATGCAAATAAAAACCCAATGTATGATTGCAGATGGACTGAAGAATCAAAATTTTTTCCTTCTTTGGTAGCATGGGCAAAAAAATTACCTTTTGAACCTTTGGGACCTATTATATTGCTGTTAAAAAATTCAGGGTTAAAAACTATTAGACACAGAGATTGTTTTTTACAGAATCAACCCTATGATCATGACGAACATTTTATATGGTTTGATCCCATGAATGATAGATCTTTGTATGTGGAAAAAGGAGATGAAAAAATACACATGAAACCTGGTAGTTCATTCTATTGGAACAATCATGATTGGCATGGTGGATTAGAGAATACCAATAAAGTGAGTTGGTCAATGAGAATAGAAGGAATTTTTAAACCAGAATTAGTAGAGAAATTAAAAAATGAATAAAACTTTGCAGTTTGATTATTTTCCAGTGATGAGATCTCAATACGTCGCCAATGAATTGGTTACTCAAGGGGAGTTGAATGATGTGTTGGATGTTTTTTGGAATAATATTCCAATATTTAATCATATTGAATTAAGCAAAGAAACCTCTGAGAAAAAAAATGTTTTTAGAACTTGCAACATTGAATTATCCAACTCCACAGTTAACACATTGTTGCTAAAAAATACTCAATCTTTGAATGCCAAAGACAAGATGATAGAACTATCTGCAGAAATAAAAATAAATCAAAAAACAAAAAACTGGTGGGAAACAAGATTTACCTATAATTTATTTTCATGCAATCAGACAGATTTACAAATGTTCAACGAACAATTTGGAATAAACACAGAATGTTTTCATTTTAAAATAAACGGAGAAGTATTATTGTGCAATCAAAATGTTTCAGCTGGATCCACTTGGGTGGCAGAAAAAGAATTTTTTTGGCAAGGAGTTAATCCTATTATGTTTGAAATTGAAGAATACGGTCATGGCAGCAGCATAGACAGTAGATTTATACAGATAGTGAGGTTTACAATATTATGAAAATACTAATGACAGGGCACACTTCTCCCATAGGCAGTGTATTGTTTGAATATCTCAAACAAAAACATACAATAGTGGGTATATCTAGAAGCACAGGATATGATTTAAACAAATTGGAAGATATTCAACGAGTGGTTGAACAAAGTGTAAATTATGAACATTTTATCAATCTATCACATGTAGGCAATGCACAAATTCAGCTGCTGATGTCGATTCACAAAAAATGGAGTGAAACAAATAAAACGGGCAAAATAATAACTTTTGGCACATTGGGCACTGAGTTATCAGAAGATGTTTTAAAACAAGTAGGTGTTGATTTAAATTATATTAAACAAAAAATGCATTTGGAAAATGTGCATAGATTCTTAAGTGTTAAAACGCCATTTGGTATTCAACCTCAAAGTGTGCTAATACGCATCTTAAATTATGGTGAAAAAAACGGAGTTAGACAGGGTGAACCTTCTTGTGACACACAAGATATAACACGCATTATTGACACTGTACTGAATGAACCTTTGTATATCAGTTCTATTGATATAAGAAAAATTTAATTTATTATTTTTCTTTTTGATCCTTTTCTTTTGACATCCAAAGTACAACAATGTGTACCACCTTCCCAATACACTTCATGTCTTTGCGGAACCACATGACAATCAATATTATGTGTTTTTAAAAACTTGAATAATTCAGGTAGATGTTTACCAAACAATATATTTTTTGAATCCAAAATTAATACATTTAAGTCAAAACAAATTTCTTGTGTGTACCCTCTCCAATTGGCCAAATATTTTTCTAGCCAAGCATTAGAATATTTTCCATCGGTAGCAGTATAATCTTTAATGTAGTTGTCTATTACTACTTTTCCTACAAAATTTTTTACATCAATTAATTTTTTATTGCGTAAACATGTTGGCACCCATTCAATACCAGCATGAATCACTGTGTCATCATCTATTAACAAAAATCCATGATCAATGTGTCCATAATTTTTGAATATGGTATCACCAGTGTTTTCAATGTAATTAAATTCTTTTAAATTGCGTTTGATCCATTCTAACCCCAATTGTGAACCTGGCCCTCTACCATTGTATATCAAAGAGTCTCCTGCTTTAAACATGGTTGCTGTGTGCCATAATAATTGATCAGATAATTTTTGTTCGTACACAGTGTCTGATATGTACCAATTGTCATTGATTTCTGAATCGATCAAAATGGGTAAAGGTTGTGAAATCCAATTATATCCTTGTTTAAACAATTCTAAAAAAATCTTTCTATAACTTAAACAATCAAAATATCTATCTGTGTAACTGGTATAGGTTTGAATAATATTATTGCCCAAAATTAAATACTGATCTCTAGGAACTATAGGACATATAGGTAAATTAATTTTAAAATTAGACATCTGTATTGATTGATTAAACTTTTGTACTTCGGGCCTGTGTACTTTAATATTAGATTTAATTAAAAAATCTGATAGATTATTGAGATCTTGTTTGGTTTCTTCTAATATTCTATTAAAACTTGAAATGCTTTCTTTGGGTAAAAAATTATCCACATCTCCAGGAGCATAACAATCACCTACGATTACTTCTTGCAATGAATCAAATTCTGTGTAAATCATTTTATATTAAATATTTGTGATTTATAAACATCTGCAATGAATATCTTACAACATTAGGATCACTAATTTGAGTCACAGCATGAGTAAGATCATTGGGATTTATTATTATTCTATTGCCTATAGGTTCAACAAAGATTCCTTGAGTATCATCTTTATTATTTTTATACACAAATAATCCACCATGATTTGGATTCCAAGTGTCATTTAAAAATATTGTGATTCCCACATAATCAAGTGAATTGTTGGTTTCATACAATCCATCCAAATGCCATTTGGCTCCATAGGGTGTTTTATTCACATGATATCGCAACATACAATCCATATCATTTAAAATTTCCTTTGATACATAATTTTTTTTAATAAGAGTATTCAAAATAATTTTTATACTATCATTTTTTAACAAATAATATTTGGAATTTGTTAATCCAAAATGATCTTTTTCAGTTAACAACAATTCTTTTTCATTGTGATCTTTATCTGTGTGTTGTTCTACGTAATGAATAGCACATTTTTCATCTTGTATTTCATTTTGAATAGCTGTTTTTAACTCAGCCAATGTGTTTGCATCAAAAAAATTATCAATTATTTTCATATGAATTTAAATTTTGTTTTAAAACAGTGAAATATTCATCTGTGGCATTTAAAGGCACAATATATAAATTTTTATAATTGCCTTTGCGTATCATATAGAGACAACCAAAACGATTCAATATTTCAAAACCTGTGCTTTGAATAATTTCCGCAGCAATGTTTTGAATTGTTTGATGTTTGTTCAATACATTTTCTTTTTCCAGTATATTCATATATTTTAAAGCACTGTTGATGCCTGCCAAAGAAAAATTATAAGTGTATCCGTGATCCCAATCAAAATTGTTGGGCAAAATGTTGTGTATTTTTTCATTGTACATGGTGATACTCAAAGGAAAATAACCACCTGTGATGGCTTTGCCCATGGTACAGATATCAGGCAGTATGGGCAAATGTTTCCATCCAAAATAATCACCTGTTTTGCCTCCACCCATAAAAATATCATCTATAATAATCAACACATCAAATTTTTGTTGAATATGTTTTAATTTTTGCCAAAACTCATCTGAGTTTGGAGTCATGTCATCACCGTATGAGCAGGTTTCAACCATAATACTCATCACTTGATTCCAATCCACAGAATTCATATCAAAGTCTCTGGATAATCTGATAACTCCGTCGTATCTGTTCATAGTGTATAAAGGATTATCCATCAGTAAGTCACCAAGATTACTGTTTAAAAAAGTACTGCCGTGATAGCTGCGATAAAAACTTACCACTTTGTTTTTGTTTTTATTTTTCTTAATATGATGATAAGCTGAAGATAATTTCACTGCACCTTCATTGGCATCACTGCCCGATAGAGCAAAAAAACTTCTGTATCCATTGCTCATTTCGAATAGTTTATTGGAAAGTTCATAACTCACATGATTTAACTTTAAATCTTCTCCGTGTATTATGGACTCTGCTATTTCTGGTTTAACACCTTTCACGGCATCACACACGTGTTGAACAATATCTGCTCTGTCAAAACCCAAAGTAAAACATCCATAGTGCAACAATGGATCGACTTTTTTAATGCCATTCTCCACAGTGCCAAATTGCCAATGATGGGTTGATGGATGAGTGGGCTTTTGTTGGCCTGGTATCAGTCCTTTCAGTGTCATACTTGTAATTATAATATTTCGAACTGCAATTGATCGTATGTGATATTAACAGAATTTTTAAACACTTTTTTGGTTTCTAAACTGAAAAAACAATAACCATTGGCATCTATAAGATCTTCAAAATTTATGTTTTGTTGTTGTCCTTGATGATATTCTTTTCCCACAGTGTGAGTGTATTGATTACATTTTACTGTGATACAATAGTCATCTGACACATGTTCACTGCCTTGCACACTATTAAGTCTAATCAACTGCACACAACTTTGATACAGATAATTTATTGGTTTAAGACTCCATACAATTTTAGCCTGCTCTTGCACCGAATGAAACTTAATGTCATAATGGAATTCAAAAATGTTGATATTATCGAACACAATGGATTTTTCTAATATTATAGGAAGATTTTCCTCTGCATCATCGATATTGGCAAATATTTTTTGTGTGTTGTGATACACATCCAACTTGTTGATATAATTGTCATGTTGACGAGACATGTATTTTTTATTAAATTCTTTAGGGCAGGTAACACGCACTATTCTATTCATGTATATAATCTTTAAATATTTGTACAGCTTCTTCAAATTGTAGATGTGTGCCATCTAATTTTAACAGAGTAAAGCACAATGTCCAACGATCTTCGGTCATGTTGGGATTGAATGTGCTGTGCAGTTGTCCTATGTTCATTAGGCTGGGTTGATTGATCACTTGTTCATGCACCAAATCACAATCTTCTTCACGTGCTGTATAAGCATCTGTAACCACTATATCAGGTTCTAATCCCACAGCTGATATATGACGATTGTCTGGTTTGACTGGTTTTAAATATTCAGGTTGTTTCACACGCCACCATCTGGTCACACTGTTGTTTGGTCCCCAAGTAAAATTTATTTTAGTAGCATTACACAGTGTGGGGGTGTCATTGTGCATGGGTATTTTTCCACCATTTGTGGGAGTGTAAAATCCTTCTATAAGATTGGAAACTTTTACACTGTGCTGTTGAATCCAATCGATAATGCGTGTATCAATATATTGTTGATCCACTAAAACTATTTCAGCATGATCTAAAGGTTCAAAACAATCAGGTTTTTTCACTGTGAAAGGCAATTGCAGATATCTATGATAGATGTTCATTTTAGTAATTTTTTAAATGATCGATACCTAATCTTTTTCTAAATGCATCAGTGAATACACAATCAATTCGTAATCCATACTCTTGTTCACGATTGATTTCACCCCCATGCCAGTCCTGATCATTCCAAAAAGCAGCATTTGAATTGATGTAAATTTTGTTTTTTGTTTCAGGATCCCAAATATAAAATCCTCTTTTGGTGTTGTGACGTATGTGTATAAATTCATTGCGATGATCACTGTATCCTTGTGAATCACCGTGTTTGCCGTCTAGATCTCTGTGTTCAAATGGTTGTCCATCGTGTTCACAGTGAAAGAATATTACTCTACCTATTTGACTGATTATGTTTTGATCCACAAGATTTTTAACCCATGTGACCAATCCAGGAAAGTATTTGCTTTCTTTTGTGAGATGTCTTTCAGAATTTCTATGATCCCAGTCACCTTCACTCCATAAAAAATAATAAATGTATGGATCTTTAGCACCCAATACCGCTTTGAGATAGCGTGTGAATTGATTTCTTGAGCGATAATCTTTGATATTGGCATACAGATCATCACCATTTTTTCTAATAGGATGATCAGTGGGCAGTGCAAGATATTCTTTCACAGCCTGATAGATAGGTTTCCAATTTAATGTGTAACTCATGTCTTTGAGATCAAATCCTGGCGACATCCATGTGCCTTCTTTGGCATAATCTCTAGCCAAAGCAAATCCTCTGCAGATTTCAGGATGTAATTTCTTGAAACCTTCTATGTCCAAATGTGGAGTTAAGTCAATATATGGTTGGCCACCAATTCCTCTAATCATCCAAATATTTAGTGTTAAATATTGTGGACAAAAATATTTATGAATTACAAATTGGTACCATATTCTGAATCAATTGATTTGACAGAATTCTATCTTCAAGCAGAGTCTAGAGGATTTAAAAACAACAGCAGCAAAAAAATGTTGGTGGATAGTATCTCCACAGAAAGACTTTGGCGTGTTTGGATTCTTTATTACAACAATGAAATAGTTGGTACCACTGCTGCTCACAGTTTTGATGAAATGGGACCAAATAGTTTTCGTATTGCTGTGAGATCTTGTGCATTTACAGATCGCATGCCCATCAAAAGAGTAAGAACTCGCACAGGAATCGTTGAACATCAGCATGTGAGTCCTCAATTTTTTATGACTGCTGGAATAGAATGGGCAGGCAAAGATAAAAATTTTTATATCACCTCAAATAAAAATAGCTGGGGCACTCAACAAAGAGTTCACAGAACTTGGGCTCCTATATTGGCCAAGACAGGTTGTTTGGAAAACTGCGGTGAAATGTTTTATAGAGGAACCACTCAAACAATTTGGAAAGTAAATGTTGATATATTTTATCAGCAATTAAATCAATACGGCAGATGGCCTATTGATTGGACTTTATAAGTCGAATAAAAAATCCAGACAAATCCGGAGAAGGATTACGCCAAGCAGTGGAATTGATGTGATGATATTTGTGCCAACCTTCGCCCGCCACCGTCCATGCTATCAATTTATTATCAGAAACTTCGCCATTCCAATGATTAAACACATTCACTATGCCACCCATGATAACACTTAATACTGTGGGGAATACCCATAAAGGAAAAATCAATATGGGATTAATAATAGCCAATAATACAATATAAAAAGATAACAGTTTAAAATAATGTTTATGAACAAATTTATGTTCAGGATATTTTAAAAGTCTTGCTGCATATCTAGGTTCCACATCATAAGCATCAAAGAAGTATCCAAAGAAAACTTTGAAGTGACCTTTGTATTTGGGAGAATGTGAATCTTGTTCGGTGTCAGAAAATCTATGATGTTTCAAATGCACAGCAGTCCATGCCACAGTGGATCCCAAAGTGACTATGCTGCTACAGAACAATAAAAAATAATGCCAAAATTTATTTGTGTTAAAACTTTTGTGAGTAAAATATCTGTGCAATCCCACAATGTGTCCAAAAACAGCCAACAAATATCCTATGATTAAAAAATAAAAAATATTACTCAATGACAAAATTAATGGGCTAATCAAAAATAATATCCAACCGATAGAATGAAATACTAATAATTTTTTATTGTCTGGCATGTTAAACTACTTATAATTTTTATCATTTATTTTTTGCTGTTTTGATTGGCAATAAATACATGTTTAATAATGCATTCATGATATGAAACCAAATTATCAATACTATTACAACAATGTACCCAATGAAGGGTTGTGCAGAAATAATTTGGTTTATACCAGTCTAATCAATCAATCCAAAACAGAATTTGTGCAATGGTTTTACAATGATATCAATTATCACAAAGAACAAAATGAAGTGATGGACACAGCATTGATGGAACAAAAATGGCAGCGAGAAGTGGATATGTTGTTGATGATGTATCATAATTTTCCTGAACACATTCCTGACATATTAGAATTTGATTACGACAGTAAAAAAATTGTGTATGGCATCAATGGTGTAGATTTTTGGGAACAAAGTCATATGATTGGTTTTGATGCTGTTTTGCCCAATTGGCAAGAACAAATGTTAGAAATATTGCAGGCACACAAAACATTAGGATTATATAAATTCAGTCTTCATCCCAGTAGTTATTTTGTAGTGGATGGTAAATTAAAAAGTATTAATTATTTTTTTTGTTATCACAAAAGCGAACCATTTATCACTGTGAAAGAACATCTTAGTCATATATCATTGAACAGAAGAAAATTTTTAATTCCTAAAATGCATGAATTAAACATTGACATGGACACTCCCACAGATTTTGCACAATTACAAATACTCTGTTTGGAAAGTTTTAGAAACAATTATCCCAAAGAATTTATAGATGCTGCCATAGCATTGTACAAATAATCATGGAAGATACAAAAACTATCAGTTTGTGTGATGTTTGCTATAGACACTGTGAAGCAGTGAGAGAAACTAGAGATTCTGGAGTGTATCTAACTAAAACTTGTGTTGAGCATGGTATTCAAACAATCATGGTGGAAAGAGATATCGAATTTTATAAAGAATTACAGTATGATGTTCAAGGATACACTATACCTCACGGTATTATGGTGGAAGTCACTGACAAATGCAATTTAAATTGTCCGCACTGCTATCATAAACCTGACAACAAACAAACTGATAGACCTATTGCACAAATATTAGATCAGATTGAACATAGATTTCATGCAGAATCTGGTGCTGTGATATTGGCTGGTGCTGAACCCACTGTGCGTAAAGACTTGCCAGAATTAATCAAACAAATCAAAACGTTATTAAAAAAATTAGGCAGACCTGAAGACGTGTGCATATTGACCAATGGAGTAAAATTATCTAACAGAGCTTGGGTAAAAGAAATTGCTGCTGCTGGTACTACCATGGTGATGATTGGATTGAATCATCACACATATCAAGGAACAACTGTGCATCAAAAACAATTGGAAGGCATAGACAATTGTATTGCTGAAGGAATTTTCGTGTACTATGTAGGATACACTTTGGAAAGTTTGGATCACATGGAAAATGTACTGGAAGAAATTCAATCTTTGGGACACAAAAGTTGGCAATACAGAATAAGAGCTGGTTCAGACATAGGCAGATCTCCCGACGAACCTAGATTTTATCTCAGTGATCATGTTAAATTGATCAAACAAATCTGTGATCGTAAAGGATGGCGTTGGGAAAAACAACCTGCAGATGATAATCTTTATCATTACATGGTGAATATCAATGGTATCACACACAGGATTATACAATGGAGTGATGTTAAAACTATTGATTTGGAACAATTGCAGTGTGGACCTTGGTGTGATTTTGTGCCAGGTAAACCAGTCACTAATTTTTTACATCAAATCATGTTGCGTGATGCTGCTGTGAATAAAAAAATGATACTGTACGATACCGTGCCGTCACGTTATGTTATTCAATCAAAAAATATAGATTACAAACCTTCTCAGTGGACCAATCGCAGTTGGGCTGATTATAAAATCAAACAATCCAAAACAATTAAAAATAAAATTAATTAGTGTAAATTAACCCAGGCAGATCCATCATAAACCTGTACTTTATTAGCAGCCACAGGTGCAGTGCCGGATGTCATGAAAATTAATTGACCTTTTTGTGGAGTAGGTATAGCAGCCAATCTAGCAGTATCGTCAGCATACACAGCCAATTTAACTGGACCTGTGAATGAAGCATCACCATCTACTGTTAAAGTTTCTGTTGGAGTTTGTGTGTTCACTCCCAATTGACCAAACGAATTAAAAATTAAAGTTTTTAATGTGGTGCCATTGTCGTCAGAAGTTGCAAATCCAATAGTGCCTGGTATGGATCCCGGACCTACAGGATTAGCAGTGTCTGCTTCCACTGTGGCAAACAATGCACTTGAAAGCACATATGATGAACCATCCCAACCTCTGAATACCAAAGAATGAATAGGATCTCCTTGATTCAAAGAAGTAGGAATTGATAAAGTGCCTCGGCTCACATTGAATTCAAAAGAGTCACTGTCAGTGCCATCTGTGCGAGAATTAACTTGTAAAGATTTATTGTTGATCACTGTGGATTTGATTCTTAATCCCACACCCAATGCTGAAGTGTTGGTGCCCAATTGTAATGTGTCCAATCCGTTCAACAGCGTGATCACATTGTCTTGCATCACTATGTCACCGTTGGTCAAATAATTGTTGCTGGGATCCACAGAAACATACAAATTTCCGTTGTTGGGAGAATATATTGAACCGTAAATTTTCTTTTGAATAGAATCTATCACTGTGCTGGAATCATCAGCAAACACTGAACCTACTAGATCTCCTGTGACGTTGCCGTCCACATTTCCAGTAAGGTTACCGGTGACGTTGCCTGTGACGTTACCACTTAAATTTCCTGTGACGTTGCCTGTGAGAGCACCTGTGAATGCACCATACACATTGTCAAACCAACCTTCGGCCCATCTATTACCTGTGGCACCAATGTCTCTTGTGCTGTCCACATCTGGAGTAACATCGCTGGCAATACCTGAAAAAGCCACAGTACCTGTGTCCACAGCAATACCGCCTGGAGTAACTCCATCTCCTGTGTATAATTTTTTGGTATCTGTGGTGTAGATTAACTCTCCTTCTGCGGGAGTTATCAGCAATCTTTGTGCATTTGTGCCGCGTCTAATTTTGAGTGCCATATTATGTGTTGCTCCTAATGTCTTATTACAGTGTATTTATACTGAATAAACAGTATTCACACCTTAAAAGTTTTACTTTTTAAGGAACTTTTTGGTGCGTTTTTCAATATCTCTTTTGACCTTTTCTGTGTCCAGTCTAAAATCCACATTTTTAATGCTGTCGGTGTAGTTTTTGAACAGTTCGTTCAGTGTTTTTTCCAGACCAGCATTGGTCAGTTTTTTATGATGATTTTTGACCTTGATTTCCCATTTTTTACCATCATTAAATGTTACTTTTATGGCCAGCAGATATTCTATAGGTATGGCTTTGACTGTGACATCATTGAACACTTCTGGCCAATGATCCACAACATTTTTGGGCAGTGATTTTTTGCCAAAAATAACCATACCCAATTATTCTGCTGATTTGTTTTTTAACTCGTCTGCTTGTTTTCTCAATCGTGCAGCTTCTTTGTACAGTCTATCTGCATCACTTCTCAATTTGGCAGCCAATTGTTCATCAGTCATCACAGTTTCATTCTTGACAGATTCCAGTATGGGGTTCACAATTTTTCTTGCTTGTGAATTGGCTGGTGTTTCGTTGTCAGGAGTGATGGCCAGCTCAGCAATTTTTAAACCTTTTTGCTGTGCTATGGCAGCATTCAATGCATCCAAACTAATGGTGGTAAATTGATTTGGAGTCATTTCAATCTCGTTGGCTTTGACTTTTTTCATCAATTTTTTCACATGAAATCTAGCCAGCATGATGGAACCATCACCCAATGGAGTGCGTGCCATGGCTTCGGCCAATTCATATGATGTTTGACTGGCAGCACTGTGGATTAAATCCATCAGTCTTGCATGTTCATCTGCGTCCAAACCACTGGTGGGTACCACCAATGCGTGTTCTGGATCACTGGGCAATACTCTGTAAACCACTCCCACTACTTCTTTGGTGGTTTTGAATCTGCCTAAGTGTTTGACTTCACTCATTATTTTTTATCTCCAGTGTTGGGTGCTGCTGCTGTGGTTTTTGCCGCGGCTGCTTGTTGTTGAGCTTGAATAGCATTTAAAAAAGATTCAAGTTTGTTGTAGGTAGTGCCTACTGCTTGCATTTCATTGGCTTTGAAAGCACCTCTTTGTGATGCCACGTCAATGATTGCTTTGATTGTGTTTAAATCCTGCACAGTCAACTCGCCTGATTTTAGATCAGGAGATCCAGCTGGAGCTTTTGGTGCTTCGGCAGCGGCTGTGGCAGTTTTTTTAGTTTGATCGTTCATGTATGTTCTCCTTTTGTATATACGAAATTATTTAACTTCGATACACATCAGGACAACTCAAAGTGAATAGAGTGAGATCTTTGGGATCTTCAAAACCAATTTTGATAGAATATTCAACTCTTTTTTCATCAGCATTCTTTACCGTTTTGCCCACATAATATCTATTTTTGAGATTGACTCTTATCCAATTGCTGATGCGATCTTCCATGCCATATTCAAATTTTATTTCCAAATATGTGAAATGCGGCAGTGGTTTTTTGACTTTTCTAATACCAAAAAAATCCAAAGCATTGGGTTGATTGGTTTTTTGCAACATCAGTCTTCGTATTTGGTAGTGATACCAAATGGAGCTTCTATTCTTTCATTGTGATTGTCGTGTATCACAAACACTGTGTCACAGTAATCAGGATCTCCCCAACTGTCGTAGGTATATCCATCTGTGAACATGATAAATTTTTTTGGTACTATGTCATTGTTTTTCATATATTCCCAATTGCACATGAAATCTGTGCCACCACCACCTGTGATTTCATACTGGCTGATATCACCATTGTTGGGTGAATAATCTTGTTCGTTGTACACTTCAGTGTCAAAAGACCATACTTTTATTCTATAATCTTTGTATTGATCCATGATAGATTTGATTTCACTCAAAAATATGCTCAATTGTTTTTCGCTGATGGAACCGCTGGCATCAATGGCCACAGCAATGTCTATGGTTTGTTCAAATTGTGAACCTGGCAATACCACTCCTGAATGCCAACCTTTGCGACTGGGTCTCATGAAACTGTAATCGCTTTTGATTGTGCTTTGTATTTGAGTTTGCAGTATTTCTCTCCAATTCATTTTGGGATTGGTCATGTTTTTTATGATTCTTTCCACTTCTTTGGGTAAATTACCAGCACCTGCTGCCTGAGCTGATTGCAGTATAGAATCTTTGATTTCGTCTCTAATTTTTCTTAATTCTTCTTTGCTGAATGCAGGTTTCTTTTGTTTGCCACCGTCTTTGTTGTCTTTGTCGTCTTTGCCGCTGCCATTGTTCTGATCATCATTCCAATCCAAATGTTCATCCAACAGTTGACCTAATTTTTTTAATTGTTTATCATCATATTTTTTATAAATTTCATCATATACTTTTTCTGAACTCCAACCTTCATATTTGAAATCTTGAAATATTGGAATGTCTTTAGGTTTTTCACCAATGTTGTCTCTCACTAATGTATTGTTCACAATGTAATCACAAGCCACATTGTATATCTGTCTATCTCTCTGTTCAGTTCTACCAATATGGTCAAACACACAATGAAGTATTTCATGTGCTATCACAAATTCAATTTCTCTAGCAGAAAGTTTGCTAAAGAATTTTGTATTGTAATAAAGATTTCTTCCATCAGTGGCTGCTGTAGGACACCATTCATCACATTCTTGAATGCCCAATCTAGTGGCCATGTTGCCAAAGAAAGGATGTCTCAACAACAGTCCTACTCTTGCCACAATAATTTTATCCAATACTTCTTGTTGTATTTTGTTTAATTTTTCTTCTTTTTTAGTAATCATAGGAATCTCTATTTGATCACAGGGCACTCGAAAGTACCCTGTGAATGGTTACAATTAAGCAACCTTTTGTGCGGCAATAACATACTTGCCGTACTTTTCATGAAACTCATCGAAACATTTGATAGAGTCTGGATCCATCGGTAACTGATATTGCGTAAGAGCAAGTTTAATGCCCATTACAACAATTTCAGTATCGAAATTATCCATAGCAAATCTAAGAAATCTATTGACTTTGTCATTAAATTTCTTATCTTTCTTATCACATGCATCTTTCAGTTCGTAGCAAAGGGAGACCGTCAAGGAATACATGGCACTGATTTCTTTGGTCTTCATTTTTTCTACCTTCCCTGACAAGATGTCAGATGGATTTGGTAGGTCCTTAGCCACTTTTCTGTGAGCCATGAATTTTACTGCTAGTCCTTCGCCCACTGCTCCACTCACTAGATCGGCTGTGGTATTCTCGTCCAGTTCATCAGATAATAATTCACTGACAAATGTCCAAGATCTTGGAGTTGCGAATGATCTGCCTGAACTCTTAGGTTCAAAATCGTATAAATCTTTTTTGCTGAATGTTAAGAACCCCACCACATCTTTGTGTATGTTGTTCTGCACAGCCCATTGAAACCAATCATCAAAATCCACTTTCATTTCTATATGGATAAATCTATTGGCCAAAGGTGCAGGCATTCTGTATGTGATACCTCTGTCTGCTTCTCTATTACCAGCGGCAATAATAACCACATTGTCAGGCAGTTTGTATGTGCCCACTCTTCTGTTTAGGATCAATTGATATGCTGCCGCTTGTACTGATGGTGCGGCTGAATTCATTTCATCCAAAAACAATATAATTTTTTTGTGTTTTTTGGCAAATTCTTCTGTGGGTAATTCACTGGGTGCGGCCCAAATCATATTATTATCTTTGGCATTGTAATAAGGTATGCCTTTGATATCTGTGGGTTCCCATAAACTTAATCTTATGTCTATCACATGAGCATCAATTGTTTGAGCAATTTGATGCACCACATCTGATTTACCAATACCAGGTGCTCCCCATAAAAATAATGGACGTTGTTTGTTGATTGCGTGTGTTATGCTATTTTTAGCATTGTTAGGACTGATCTGTCTAACTGCTAAACTGTCTTTGTCTGCTTTGGCCATGTTGTACTCCTTTGTAGTTTGTTTCAGTGCCTTAGTGTTATATACATAATAGCATCTGTGAAAAAAGAAGTCAACTGGTTTTGAATAAAAAAAGTCATTGATTTCAATGACTTAGAATGCTTGATAATTGTGGATATTTTTACTGTTCGAAGGGTCTACTCATGGCTTTTGTCAGCCCATATTTGCGTATGTCACCTGAAAATAAATGAAGTTCCATGGCCTTCTTTTCATTGGTCACAATAATTCCGTCAGCAGCCAAGTAGTATGGACAATCTATAAACTTGTCCAAAAATATCAATACCTGTGTGGTTATGGTGAATTCCAATGGAAACGGCACATCATAAGTCTGTAATTGCAGTCTTTCTTGAACAAATTTTAATCCTTCTTCTGTGAGTCTTAATCCGCCTTCTGCTTTCACGCGACTGTTTTTCCACCATACAGGTAGATATTCTTTCATGGTATTTTCATTCACGGAAATGTTGGCCTGCTGAAGGAATATTTTAGTGTAGGTAGTTTTCCAGTCCATTATTTTTCAATGACAGTTTCACCCTGTGTCAATTTAACCACTGAAAAATCCTGACTATTAAATAAAGTATTGAGTTTTTTGGCAAGGTTAAAAGCATGGCCTGGATTGCTGAAAGAAACTTTCTTGTATTTGGGTCCAGGGTAATTGGTAGTCACGTTGGATGACTTTAAATTGAAAGGTTTATTTTTGTAAAATACGGCCCATATGGCTTCCGCATCCAAAACTTGCTCCGATTTATAGTCCTTTTTGTTGATATTCTCCAAAAGGATGACTGGTTTGGGTCTGCTCATGTTTTCCTTGTAAAAATGATTAAGCATGTATATTTATGCCTTTTGGTAAAATTACTTTTTGGTACAACTGACTTTGACCCTTTGTATGAGCTTTAAAACAGGCGAAAAAACACCATCCACAGCAGTGCGAGTGTACTGATCAAACTCACACAAACCAGTGGGTAAAAAGCCTTTAATTTGAATCTAATCCACATTTTTTCGCCCTCTTCTTGGAAGTATTCAGGAGCAGTCATATAGGGATTAAAATGGTTGTTGGGCAGATTGGTACTGGCAATTTGTTCTATTTCTCGGTCAGTGATGCTCACAGTTTGCCCCCATCCATTTGTATTTGAATCACTTCTTCTTTGTCTTTTTTGCTGAGTAAATCTTCATAATTACCAGCCAATCTACTCATCACAATGCCCAATGTGTAGGCCACATTTTTGGCAGTGGCAATGTCAATTCGCACTTCTTTTTGATTGCTTTGATCAGCCACCTTGATCTGTTGTATCAGTTGTTGTATGGGTGCTGTGTTAATCGGTGTGTTGCTCATTGATGTTTCCTTCCTGTTTGTTGGCACTGCTGAGTTCCTGTTTCATTTCCAGCAATGTTTTGAATGGTCCTTTGTTGGGATATCTGTCTATGGTGAGTAATTTGGGACAGAAACTTTTAACCCATCCTTTTTCAAATTTAATAATGTAATATCCAGCACAATACAATGATTTGGATTTTTTGCTTTTGGTGAATAATGGCAATTTCTTTTGCACATCAAACACAGGATTACAAGGTTCAAATTTAGTGGGGTATCCATACACTGTTTTAGAATCTATGTTGGGTTCTTGTTGAATGGTAACTGTGGAACTGCCCCATAACCAATCGCCCTTAAATTCTTGTTTCAATTGTTGTTCATTGTCAAACATACGAGTACCAGTGGCACAGCTGAACATATATCTATGATCTTCCTGTCTGCACAATGTGCCCAATTTTATACCTTCAGATTCCAGTATCCAGAATTTGCCATCCAGGATGGGTTTTGCTATCACTGTCATGCTGTGATCTCCTCAGACATTTTGTATTTTGCATTCAATGGTTCAGCATAACTTTGTGCTTGATCCACAATTCTTTGCATGTCCCATTTGGCACAAAACTTGATCAATTTAATTCCTACCTGCTCCACTGTTTTGGGTTGAGCTGCCTCTGCCACAGTTTGAGCCATAATTTGTTTTATTTCATCTGGTTGAGCTCGTAAATCACATAATATCACGTTTCTATTGTAATCATCCAATACTCTGTGCTCCACACCTTCATGATCCAACCAACGTTGTAGCATCATGTTGTTCCAATTGAATCCTTTGTTCAATCTGTCTTCATAAGCCTCACGCAAACCCACTTTGGTCTTGGTTCCTTTGGTTCTTACTCCTGGAAAAGCAGAAAATATATTATCTGTGCTGTCTCCACGCACACATTTTTCAAACAATTGCCATTCTGGTTCAGGTGCTGCTTTGTTTTCACCTGTTTTGTTGTCTTTCACAGGATTGCCTTTTTGATCAAAATATCCTTCGTGAGTGATGGTTACTTCTGTGATTCCATTGTATTGTTTAACATTGGGAGCAATCAATTGAGCAAAATCACTGTCTGTGCTGATGATCACATGTTGATCTCTAGGATGAGCTTGTATCCAAGCAGATATCAAATCATCTGCTTCTAACCTTGAATTTTGTAACACTGTGCAATTGGTTTTATTTTGTACAAATTCTTTGAAACTATCAAAAGTTTCCCAAAATATTGTTTCTTCTTCTTTTTCTTTCACTGTTAATGCTGCACGAGCATCACTTCTGTTGCGTTTGTAAGGCGGATAAAAATCTTTACGCCAACTGCGTCCTTCCAAACAAAATACCACATGGTCACCTTTGAAATCTTTCCATACTTTTCTTACACCGTTAAGAGTAATATGTAGAGCCATGCCTATTTTATCATTCAAACTTCCGTCAGTCACATGGCGTGATCTAAAGAATACATTGGCTAAATCTACAAGTAAGTAAGTCATTAACTAATTTCTGATCTGTCTTTTCCTAGTTTATTAACATTAATATAACCAGCACCACGTGTGGCATCTTGTCCTTGCTCTTGCAACACATTTCTAGTCACTTCTTTGAACCAACTTTCCACTATTTCTTCATTGGTTTCACCTTTATAACCTGCGTCCAACAAATCTTCTATGAAAGCATTGTTCCAATCCAATTCAAAAAAACCATTTCTAATATTTTCTTTGTTCACATGAGTTTCTAATACTGCCACCCAAGGTTTGCCTGCTTTGGTTGCTGCTTCTTTTTCACGCATCAATGCTTGATGCGATTCGCTTTTGTTTTCTGTTGTGTCTTCTTTTTTAAATATTTTTTTAACTTTATCAAATATTCCCATATTTTTTTCCTCCATTATGTACCCCATGCATTTTTAAACAATGGCACCTGTAATCTATCACTGTATCTATATCCCATCTTCATTGCCAGTTCTGCCACCGTTCTATTGTTCATATGATAGACACTTTCTACTCCACCCACAGGCATCAGATACACTGATCCTGAGAATCCTGCTTTACGATAATCTGCTACTGCTTCGATTGCTTCATCAGCATCTTCTCTGGTAGCCACCACAAATTTCAAATACACATGACCCACATCACCATATTCTGCCACCACTTCAGGCAGTATGGCTTCTTCACGTTTTTCTCCGCTCACACTTAATTTTGCACTCACCGAGAATGTGATGGATTCTCGAGATCTACCATTCTTACCACTCCATTGAGTGAGATAGTCTTTGAAATCTTTGTGTAACTTTTGTGTGCCATTGGTTTCGAAAGTGATCTCTTTTAAATTTTGCATCTTGGCATGTTCCAACACATCTGGATAAGATCTCTGCCAACCCAATAATGGTTCACCACCTGTGAATATAAAATGTTCATCCACCCATTGTTTATGAGGCAATATCTCCATTGTTCTTTCCACAATAGCATCTGATGTCAGCATGGGAGATAAATCTTTGAATCGCGGATCCCAAGATGCATAACTGTCACAACCTGTGCTCACTAGTGGCAATTCTTTGTAATCTTTGAATGGAAATTTTTGGTGTTGTTCAAACACTTTGTCATTCTCATCACTACGCATACCCTTAGG